TTTAAATCTAATAATGGTCAGTTAATTAACAGTGATGTAAATGGATCATTTCAAATTATGAAGAAGGTATTTCCAAACGCTTTTGCTGATGGAATAAAGGGATGTCTAACCCCTGTGATTATAAATGTAGTGAAAACTGCATGAGTTATCAGGAACGGAATAGAAAAATTCCGATAGAAGTGGAATTTTAAGTTGTTTGGTTTGTTAGAAGTAAGAAATAAAATGTTTGACATGGCTTTAGTTGTGTGGTATAATTATTAAGTGGTTAAATATAAATAATATTTTAGAGAAAGGGTTGATTGGTTGAAGAATAAAGGTAAGCGAAGAGTTCCTGTCAAGAGAAGCAAACCACCACCTTCTTTCAATATATTTTAATAGATCATGTGCATTAAATTATAAAATAAAATTATTGAAAGAAGGAATACATAATAATGGCAAAGAAAGAAGATAAAAAACCACTAAAAAAAGGGCAATCATCGTTCCAATTAATCGGAGAAGCAAAACTATCAGACTTTACATTTAAAATGGATGAGACTACTACAAAATCTGATTGGGTTTGGAATAAACTAAATCTTGGGGTGGATTGTGGTGGTGGCAATGTTGTCTATGCTGACTTAATGGGTGGATATGGTTCTGAAAGAGATAATATTCTCTATGTGCACGGTGTAAAAAAGAATGATAAAGATAAAGATGTTGACGATTATAAAAATCAGTTTACAATTGCTTGGGAAGATAGATTTGACGAAGAAATTCTTGAAACTATCGGCAATCAATGTTTTATTACAGTTGGACTAGAAAAGGATATTAAAGAAAAAACATTTGCAAAAACTTTCTTATCACCATATGATGCCATTGAATATATACAAGAACATCTGAAAAACGGAATGGTTGTTAATATTAAAGGTGACTACGTATACAAAACATATCAAGACTCAACTCAGGCGGTAAAAGAAATTACGAGTATATTTTTATCAAAGGTTGACGATCCATCAAAATACAAAGCAGTATTCACCCAAACCATTCTTCTTGATAAAGATAGTGTTGGTAAACTAGATAAAGAAAAAGCTATTTACCCTATCTATGCTAAGGTTGTAGATTATGTAAAAGAATATGATGGCAAGTTGGTAAAACAAAATATCGCATTTGATAAAATATTTGAACTTGAAGTGGATAAAGTTAAACCAGAAAATACTAAGAAATTCCTTGATAAAGTTTTAAAAGTAAAGAAAGATATCACAGAAGTTACTATTGAGGGAGATATTATTGAAGGTCAATCTTTAGTTAATATCACTGAAGCAGATATTCCTGCTGACATCATGGAACTTATTGATATGGGTGCTTATACTATGGAAGACGCTATTAATAAACTAGCCGTAGGTGGAAGTAAGGAAAAGAAAATGGTGATTCGTAGACCTGCAATCAAAATGGTTGGAGAAGATGACAATAAAAAACCTATAATTCTAAAAACAGAAGGTCAATATAAGGATGAGGACTTACTTTTTGACTTCATGATTAAAAAAGAAGAGTCAGAAGAAAGCGATGCAGAAAACAATGAAGAAGAGGAAAAAGACGAAGAAGATTTGTCTTGGATGGATGCATTAGATGAAGAAAACGGAGAAAATCAAGAGTAATAATCGAGAGTAATAAACAAAGGAGAGGGAGTTAAACCTCTCTCCTTACCAATGAAAATAAAATAGTTGAAAGAAGGTAAACTTTTTGGCAGAGAGAAAATTTGGTAAGAAGAACATTATTAAGGTAGATCCTTTAGCATATAACTTAGGTTTAATTGGACTAAGTGGTATTGGTAAAACCACACTCGCAAAAGAGGTGTGTGAGGAACTCGTAGGAGAAGATGGTTATATTATTGCCAACGTAGGTAGAGAGGATGGAATTGATGCAATCGCTGGTGCGATATATGAGGATATTCCAGATTGGGATACTTTTGAGGAATTTACAACAGATATCATAGAAAATAAGTTAACAGATTATAAGGATTTAAAGGTTATAGTATGGGATACCATTGATGAATTAATTCGCATTGCAGAACCAGAGGCTATTAGACTTTCTAATAAAGATCAATACGGAAAAAAAGACCCTAAGATTGTTAAGACAATTAATGGAGCTTGGGGTGGTTTTGGTAAAGGTGAAATATATACTATTGACATGATTATGGGGGTACTATGGGAGTTAAAAAGAGTTGGAGTGGCTATGTTTTTAGTTGGTCATACAAAAGAAAGAACAATGACAGATGCAGTATCAGGTACTGAGTACAATATTATTACAACGAATATGCAACTTAATTATTTTACTGCACTAAAAACAAAATTACATATTCTTGGTGTAGCAAGCATTGATAGAGAAATTGTTATGGAGAAGACTGGCAAGAAAGATTTAGCAGGGAAAGACAAAATTAAAGGTCATGTAAAAAATGAAAGTAGGAAAATTACTTTCAGAGATGACAATTTTAATGTAGATTCAAAATCAAGATTTTCTGAAATCATAGATTCAATTGAGTTTAATTCATCAGATTTTATCAAAGCTGTTGAGGATGCCATTAAAATTGAACACGATAAACAATCTGGAAATAAGTCAATTGAAGAAACAAAAGTAGAACAAGCAGTAGAAAAAGATAAGGTTGTAGAAAAAAATGTCTCTGAAAAGAAAGAAGAACTTGCAGGTTTAGAAGTAGAAAAACTTGTAGCAATGATTACTAGTTTTGTAAAAATAAACAAATCAAATTCTGAAATTTTAAAACCATTGCTCCTAAAAAGTAAAGAGTTAGGATATGTAAACCCTACAAAAGTTGATAATTTAGAACATGCAAATATATTATTTGATTTGATAGATGGTAAATAAATAATAAATGGGAGGGAATTAATTTTCCTCCCTAAACTTACAATTAGAGGTGAGAGAGTATGACTGTTAAACCTAGAAAAGACCAAGATTGGATTGATCTTTATGAGTATGTTAAAAAAGAAATTATGGAATATACTCCTGATATAAAATTACCAAAGTATATAATATTAAGATTAAAAGGTCTTGCGTCAGGGCAATTCCTAGCAAACAAGAAGCAAACTCCTATGTGTAGTTATGAATTTAAAACTATTTTATATACTTTTAAGTTATGTAGACCAAATATATTAGTCGGTTTTAGAACCAATAATACCAAGTTTACAGATGAAAAGCACAAATTCAATTATGCAATGGTTATTATCGAAGGAAATATTAATGATATGGTAATAAGATTAAGAAATGCTGAAAATGCAAAAACAAAAGCTGAGAATATAGATATGGAAAATATTTATCATGAGGGAGCAGAATATCAACCTAAGACTAAAAAACTAAGTTACACATTAGAAGATTTATGGTAAAAAGGTAGGTGACAACTATTACTCAAACTAACAAGACAAAAGATACAAAGTTAACTCCATTTGAAGAGGAATTATTAAAATCAAGTAAGAAAATAAGAGAATACAAAAAAGCATGTGAAGCAAACATAGTGAGTATCCTTTGGAAAAACCATGATCTGTATTATACATACGATAATTTAAAACTTGCAAATTTTACAGAAAATGTTTGGAAGGTTTATTGGCAGATAGGTTACGACATAGTAATCAAAGAAAAAAAGCAAGTGCTTGATGACATAACTGTAGGACTATACCTAGAAAAGCACTTGAAGTTAAAAGAACAATATGAAAAATATAAAGGTTATGAAACAATTGAAAATGCAAAAGCATATGTGAAGACCGAAAATATGGATGGATATATTAATGAACTTCATAAATGGAATGCTGTATTAGATTTATTAAAAAGAAAATTTCCTATTTTCGATAGAATTAGTGATTTTGTAGATATGACATCTGAACAAATATATGACGAGTTCGAAGCAGTATTGAATCATGTTTTTGTTAACGTTGAAGGTGATGATATTACCCATGATATTTCTGATGGTTTAGATGAATTAATCGAAGAACTAGATCAAGGAATGGCGGTAGGTTTACCTTTGCATAATACACCAACGCTAAATAAAGAAGTTGGCGGTAATCTTGAAGGAAATATTACTCTTGTCGGTGGACTTAGTGGTGTTGGTAAAACCGCACTTAGCAGGATTCTAATTCTTCCAAGTATATTAGAACATAAAGAAAAAATAGTCATAATGATAAACGAAGAAGGTAAAAAGAAATGGCAACGTGAATTTTTGGTTTGGGTAGCTAATAATATCTTCAAAGAAGATTTACAAAAATATATCGTCCGAGATGGTAGATATAAACCAGAAGTAAAAGCACTACTTAAGAAATGCTCTGAATGGGTTAAGCAATATAAAAACACAATTATACTAAAACCATTCACTCAATATACTACAGCGAAGGCTATTAAAACAATAAAAAAGTATGCTAGTATGGGTGTAAAATACTTCATGTTAGATACATATAAAGCAGATTCTAAAGCATCAAGCAGTGAGTCATTTTGGTTCAGTATGCAACAAAATATGGTTGAAATTAATGATGTGATTAAATCAGAAGCGAAGAATGTACATATTTGGATTACATTTCAATTAAGTAAAGGTAGTTCAAAACAAAGATACTATGATCAAGACAATATAGGTATGGCAAAGAATATTGTTGACGTTGCATCAACTTGTTTGATGATTAGAAAGGTATTTGAAGATGAAATAGAGGGAGGTAAGCGCGAGTTAGATGTTTACAGGAAAGAAAAAAGACAAGGTAATACCGAATCACAAATTCCTGTAAAATTAAAGAAAGGTAAAAACTATCAGATTATATTTATTGTTAAGAATCGCGAAGGTAGTACAAATGATTATCAGATCGTTGTGGAGCACGACCTTTCAAGAAACACATACAAAGAGGTTGGTTATACAGTAGTTCCAGTAGATTTCTAAAAAGGGGATGGTGATATGACAGCAAATGAACTTATCCAGTACATTATTGATAATGACAAAATTTTAAATATACTTGAAGACTTAGGTTGTCACCATCTTAAGGAATACGGCAAGGAATATAGGTGTGGATTACCTACTCATTCAAGCAAGGATGCTATTTCGATTAAAAAAGAAACGCTTAAAACTAAAGTATTTCAATCTAATAGTAATATTATCAGAGGCAATATATTTACACTATGTCAAACTATCAAAAATTATTCGTTTTCAGAAGCTAATAGATATATACACAATTTATTTGGCCTTGAATATAAATTCAAATTCAATAAAAAGAACGATACTGATTTTAAAGACCCATTAGAAATTTTCAAGAAGGTAAAAAAGAAAAAGTATACA